GACAAGCGGTTTTACGCCAAGACCGTGGACTGGGAGTTCACGCATCAAGGATCGGGGCCGCAAGACCCGGCGTGCCCGTTGCAAGCAGACCCGTACACGGGGATCACCTCTGACCCGCTCGGCCTCTGTCCGCCGCAGAATTGCAAGGAAGTCACCATCACGGTAACGCGCACGGACAGGTGCGCGAGTGGAGACGTTGTCACGGAGTGGACGGCGATCGTTTACGTCTGCCCGTGCGTGCTCAATCCGATCATCGGCGTCGATGCTGACACCGGCGACTTGTGGGAAGCGGCCTACGGCTATGACAGCGAGGCGGACTGCATTGCCGACTGGAACAACGCCAACTGCACCGGCAACCAGTGGAAGCAGGTGCGGCACGAGATTGACGGCGGCGATCGGCAACTGATGCCGCAAGGCTGTTGCGACGCCGGAGCCTTCGGGGGGAAGTGCTGATGGCAGGCACCGCCGTCGTCACGTTCCGCGGTCAGCCCGACGACGACCGGGTATTGGCCGCTGTGCGGCAGGTGCTCGGCGACGACACCGAGTCCGACGGCCGCATCATCATCACGGTGCAGCGGAAGCCAAGGCCGCTCGGGTACGGCCCGGGGACGGAACTCAAGCGGCTCCTCAGCCGCATCGGCATCAAGGCCGAGCCCGGCTGCAAGTGCACAGCCAGAGCGGAGGAGATGGACCGCCGCGGCTGCGACTGGTGCGGAGCCAACGTGCCTCTGGTTGTCGGCTGGCTCCGCGAGGAGGCGACGAAACGCGGCCTGCCGTTCCTCGACGCCGCTGGTACGGTCATCGTCAGGCGAGCAATCAGCAACGCGAGGAGGCGGGGCGATGGCAAAGCGTAGGACGCCGCAGGACAAGAAGCCGGCCGTGCACAGCAGCATGGACGACGCCGAGTACGACGACGACGACGAGGGGCCGAACCCGGTCCCCGACGAGGATGGCAATGTGGTGTTGAGGAGATCGGCAACTCAGGGAGGAGACAATCGTGGCAAAGCAAAAGACACCCGGCGGAAGCCTGGCCGACGCCGTTGAAACGGCGGTGCAGAACCAGCGGCCCGGCTACACCAGTTGGTTTCACAAACTACCGCCAGAGGCACAGGCCGAGTTCCTCGAGGCGCGGCGGCGGTTTGACCACAGCCGCCATCAAAAGACGGCGTATGCCAGAGCCTTGATCGCCGAGGCCAAGTCCCGCGGCTGGGCCACGGCCGGCGAATCCGTCCTCACCAACTGGCTGGGGCAAAAATGACGAAGCCGCTCGCCGATGCCGTCGATGACCGTGCCGCCGATGAGCAGCGGCTGGCGTCCGACGCCGAGCTCGCCCGGCTGCGGTCAGAGGTGGCCGGGCTGAAGGGCCGGTACAAGGCGGCGTTGTCGCAGATCGACCGCGAGAGGGAGCGGGCCGACTCCCTCGTGCAACTGCGGGGCATCCAGCCGCACGTCCGACATTCTGGAAAACGGAATACGGCAAAGCACCCGGCCACGATGGTTGTCCTGCTGTCCGACATCCACTGCGAAGAGACAGTCCGCCCCGAGACTGTGAACGGCCTGAACGAGTTCAACCTCGACGTGTGCGACGCCCGGCTTGCGGAACTATGGTCCCGGTTCTTCGCCATGCTTGAGCACGAGCGGCAACTGTGCCGCATCGACCGGGTGTGCATCTGGTTGGGCGGCGACCTGATCAGCGGCATGATCCACCCGGAACTAGCCGAGGAGAACGCCCTGCACCCGCTGGCGGCGAAACGCTGGATCGGCTCGCGGCTCCGCGGGTTCATCGACTCAGCCAGCGAGCATGTGAAAGAAATCGTGGTAGCGACTTCGTGCGGAAACCACGGCCGCACCACGGAGAAGCTGCGGACCAACGAGGCCGACACGTCGTACGAACACGACCTGTATCTCACGATGCAGGCCGAGGAGCGGCGGAAGAACGTCCGCTGGCAGGTCGGCGAAGGGCACCTGAACTACGTGGACCTTGACGGGTTTCTGGTGCGGTTCTGCCACGGCCATGCGATCCGCTACCAGGGCGGCATCGGCGGTATCCACGTCCCGCTGAACAAGGCGGTGGCTGCGTGGGATGCAACGACAAGGGCGAGTCTCACCTGCATAGGCCACTGGCACCAGTTCAGTTGGAGCCGCTCAGGACGCTACGTCACCAACGGCAGTGTGATTGGACACTCGGCATACGCTATCCGAATCAAGGCCAACTACGAGCCGCCGTGCCAAGCCGCATTTGTGATCGACCACGGCCGGAACGAAGTGACCAAGGCCTATCCCCTTTTCTGCGACCGTGACCTGAGGAGCAAACATGACGACGACACTGGAGCAGGCAAACGCCGCGTTGAAGGCGGCAGTGCACGAGCGGCTGGGAAACACGCCAGCCGATGACCCGAAGATGGTCGGGTACTCGCCGTTGACGGAACCTCGGCAGGTTGTCGCAAGTACCGAGGACTTGCAAAGCGAAGAGTCGGACGTGCCCTATATTGAGCACCTGCTGCAGCGTCAGCGGGGCGATTCGCTCCTGAGCGACACCTACGCCGAGTGGGAACCGGGGTTTCGCCCGGTCTCGCCGGCTGAGCAGACGCTGCGTGACGCAATCGCCACGATCCGCGACAGGCACGGCAAGTACGGTCCGCCTACGGAACACTTCCAGAGGACGGCATCGCTCGTCAATGCGGCGTTCGGCACGAGTTTCACCGCGGCCGACTGGGCATTGGTCATGGTGCTCGACAAGATCGCCCGCCAGATGGGGCCAGCGGCCACCGACGACGCTGCCATCGACATCGCTGGGTACGCGGCCTGCCACCAGGAGTGCCGACGTGCCTGATGCCCTGCCTGACGCCTACCTTGAGCAGTGCGAGCAGGACGCCCGCCGGTTCAGCGGTGCGTACACCGGGACCAGCGGCACGCTCGCGGCCCACGTCATGCGGCTGCTCGCGGACCGCGAAAGGCTGGCTGAGGAGTTGGCGGTAGAACGGGCGCGGAGGCAGGACGCATGATCGCTCTGTACGTCCTCTCGGCGTGGCTCGCCGCCGACGTTGCCACGGGCATCGTTCATTGGTGGGAGGACCGCTATGGCGACCCCGCGTGGCCGGTGCTGGGGCGGCACGTCGTGGAGCCCAACATCCGGCACCACTCTGAGCCCCGGGCGTTTCTGGCCGGCGGCTACTGGCAACGCAACTGGACTACGATCCTGCCCGCGGCCGCCGTATCGCTCGTCGCCCTGGCGGCGGGGCAGCACTGGCTCGCCCTTGTGGCGGCGTTCTCCAGCCAGGCCAACGAGGTTCACGGCTGGGCACACCAGCGATGCTCACGCCCGATACGGGGGCTGCAACTCATCGGCCTGCTGTCGTCGCCAGACGGGCATGCGGTCCACCATCAATCGCCGTTCAGTACGGACTTCTGCGTCATGAGCGACTTGATGAATCCGGTGCTTTCGGCGGTCGGATTCTGGCGCGGGCTGGAGCGGGCCGTGGGCTTGGCCGGCGTGCATCCGAGAGCGGAGCGAGAGACTGCTTGACCGGGCGGCGGGTTGCAGGCGACGACGTGTCCTCCTCCACGTTGCCGCCTCCCCGCTTGCTCGGGTCAATCCCAAGAATCGCCAGCCTTGTGCGGATGCTCCTCAAAGTCTCCGCACCAATCGGCCGTACAGACGATTGGCCACTCTGGTGCGTAGTGGTCGCTTTCGTCTCGGCGTGGGCCGAATCTCATCCTTAACGGCTGCGGCGCATACTTTCGGCACTCACCGTCTGTTCCGACTGTGATCTCCCGAAAAAACCTGCACCGCTCGCAAGTCTTTGATTGGTCGCCATCCAGGCCGTCATCGTAATCGTCATCGTGCATCTGCTGTCCTCCATTGCGGGGAGCCTAGCGGGTTCATGCAACGTCTTCACGCATGGAAACGGATGGCACTCGGTGTCACCGAATGACATGCCTCACGCTGCCGGTCTATCCCCGTCCTGCGGCGGGCCTTCGAGGTCCAGCGGCGGCAGGTAGTCGAGGGCCGACTGCTGCCCGGTGATCGCCACGTCTAGGTAGTGGTCCTTCGTCGTTTTCGGGTTGGCGTGCCCCAGGTGGTCGGTGGCGTCGCCGCCCCCGGCCTTGACGTAGGAGCCCGACGCCTTGCGGATGGCGTGAAAGCCCCTCGGTTTCACGCCGGCCCGCCGGCAGAGCATTCGCAGCGACTGGAACAGGCTGTTTGCCACGCGGTGCTCCGTCCACGGCCAGAC